ATCAATATACTTATCAAGACCAATCTCATGTGGAAAATCCTGAATAAACGAAATAACATTCTCATGAATGATGTTAGGTTTTTTCAGGTAGCAGAATTTAATCTTTTCGCCATTTTGAATCAGAGAATACTTATTATCTAAGTTATGTTTTTTGACATAATGATTAAACAATAATGCACCCCGTATATGTATAGGAGTTCCTTTTGAGTATATTGTAGAGTGTGCCCGATACTTAACAACATCAGATGCAGAACGTGGAAATGAAATCTCCTCTGGAGGTAATGACTTAAATTTGTTACGAGACTTGTCAATAAAGTCGATTACATCTTCTTCAGTGCCATTCATCATTAGTTTAAGTGCATCTTTAATCATTGCCCTACATGGTGCTGGTGTAGAAGATTTAACTGCCTCTATACCCATCATCTTTAATTTAGGTTCTTCATATCGAACACCTTCACTATCCCATACATTTAGAATATATCTTTTCTTTGCAGTCCAGATACCACGGTCAGCAATATTCTCTCTCTTCATGAACATTTTTTGGTCGTATGCATTGACGTACCCTGCCAACGCTTCATAAGAACCTTCAATAAAAGGTTCAAATTCAGTTTCACACACCTTGTTAAGGAACCCAACAACGCCCTCATTAGTTTTCTCTCTGCCCTTGTATACAGCTTCAACCAAAGGGCCCACATGCAAGTAAATACTATCAGTATCAGAAGCAATAACATAATCTACATCCTCCGTTTTCAAAATCTTGTTCATCTTCTGGTTTATTTTGTTCTCTATCCAACGAATAGAAACCTGACCACTTAAGGTAATGGCTTCAGCATTAGCCAATTTGTAATATCGAAAATACTGATTCCCAATAGCACCATAAGCACTGTTAAGAGATATCTTTTTGGCCATCTGGATGTTATTGCATCTGGCAATCTCTTTAGTGAGTTTATTAGATGGGTTCTTTTCATAAGCCTGCTTTGCTTGTAACATCTTCTTCTTAAAGATGACTCTTTCACTGTACATCTTATCCATAAGTTCAGGAAGGAATCCTCGGACATCTTTCCTATATTGTGCTCCATTCGCACAAACTGCATAATCTCCATCGATCACCTCCTGTTCTTGGAGTAGTCTATCAACCGTAACAGTCGGATGTCTGGATTCACAGAGGGTCTCTGGGGAAATATTATATTGCATAATAAGATGAGGATACAGACTGTTAAGGTCAAAAGAGACCACCCAATCATAGCGTCCTGGTTTCGGTTCCTTGACATAAGCTCCAGCGTATTTCTCGCTTTTAGACGAACGATTTTTAGGAGGAATAACAATATTCCTCTTCTTTAAATAGTTATAGATTATGGTGTCCCACATCCGCACTTGATAGAACACGTCATTGTAATTAACTTTAGCATCATATGCCATAGTCAATGCAAGTTCAATCAGTTTCATCTTGTCTTCCAGACGGTCAACAAGTTCAACGTCAATGATATTATATTCTATAAACTTTTGCCATCCTTTAGTATAGAAATCTTTAAAGGTATCAAACTCTGAGTGATCAAGTTTTTGTTGACCAAGTTCTACCTTTGCGATGTAATCTAGTCGATATGATTCTTGTGCTTTGTAAGTAAACTTCTTATATAAATCAAGGTAATCTAATTGACAAACACCACCAACATCAAATGTTGTATGCTTTCTTCCATTAATAAAAACTTCACCCTCACTGCATAAGCCCCAAGGAGACATACGCTTCATTAACTTTTCACCGAGGACACGATTTAATCTTTTACAAATATAAGGTATATCATATAATTGTATATTCCATCCAGTTATTACATCAGGAACATCTTGCATCCAATACTGAATAAATGAAGTTAACAACGCATGTTCTGTGGAACAATGATGGTATGTTACATCCTTCCTATTATTCTGAAAAGGTTTACTTCCCCAAGTAATGATCTGCTTAGTAGTATAGTCTTGGATTGTGATTGCCAATATCTCTTCCACACACGATTCCACATCAGGGAACCCTTGCTCAGACGCAACCTCAATATCCAAAGTAATAAGTTTAATTTGGCTGATGTCAAACTTGATTTCATCATCTGGGTATTTTTCTGAGATATATTGATAAATGTATCTGTCATTCCCATATATTTCAAATCCCTCAACATCTTCGTATCTTTTATAGAAGTCACGACATTCTCGTACCGTGCCAGGATTAATTTCTTCAACTGCTTGTCCATCTAGTGTTTTGTATTTGGTTTTCTTCTTTGATTTAACGAATAGTGTTGGGAAAAATTCATCTCTATGTTCATATCGTTTTCCATTTTCAACTCCACGAACCAGAAATTGATTCCCAATCAATTGAACATTAGTATAGAACTTCATTTAATGATGTTTTCGTATTTCTCAAGTAAAGTTGGTTTAGGGTCAATAAGAGTTAAGATCTTATCTGATGATAGCATGAAAGTGTTTTGGCTTGTAAGTTCGTGCAACCAAGGAGAGAGAGTTTCGTAATTGTCACTATGGCAAATACTAAATGGTTCAACTAATTTACAATCTGGCTCACCAATATCAGCCATTACTTCTTCAATCTGTGATATTAAAACCTTTTGGTTTACTAGGATTATCACTTTGACTGGATTCTTTGTGTTTTCTGACATCTTTTAATACATCCTTTTGGTACATGGTGAGAACTTGAGATACTGGTGTTACCATAGTGACAACCCAGTCAGTTGGTATTGGCATTCTAGTTTCATTTGCTAGAGGTTGCCAAGGATACATGGATAATGAAAATTGTGTTTTATCAGGTTTATCAGGATTGACTTCATCCTCAGTCAATGGTGTGGTGTTTCTTAATTTAACAACCACAGGCATATCTAAGAAGTATCCAATAACTCGTTGAGGATTATCTATAGAGTCCTCCTCACCAGCCATCATCTCTGTTACATCAGCAACAACATCTTCACCAGATTTCAAAACCAATAATTTAATTGTCATTTGTATTTTCTACCTTCAATAATTTTAGCAAGAAAAAAGGGAACCGTCAAGGTTCCCCGATCCATCTCGAACTCATGTTTATTTATAACCAATTTTTACGAGCGTGATGTTCTGGTACAATCTTACCTACAACAACTGTAAGTAACCCATCTTCAAAGTTAACTGATCTAACTTCAGTGTCATCAGAGATTGCCCATGATCTATTGAAAGATCTTTGTGCAAGGCCTTGATGAGCATATTTCTTATCTTCCTTATCTTCCTTTTGTCCCTCTACATTTAATTTACCATACTCAGTGTAAACCTTAACTTCATCTTTTTTAAATCCAGCAAGAGCAATCTCTAATCTAGATTCTACGTTGTTTACATGAACTATGTTGTAAGGGGGATAATTCTGCTGTGTTGATTCGTTCCAAAAACGATTCAAGTAATCATCTAATCCTATGCTGTTACGATTAATCTTCTCTATGAGTTCTGGAAGATTTTCAGCATGATACCTTTGAAGGTTAGTCATTTTCTTAGCTCCTTTTTAAGCGAGTTTGTGTTAAGTGGATCCTTTCGGCATCCATTATTAATTATATCAGTTTTCTATAATTACCGATTCGGTTAACTGTATTAATCGTAGGTGGGTATCCGTATGATCAGTTACATGGTACGTATAACCGCCCATTTCTTTTACTGCTTTAGCTAAAGGATAATCGTTTTCACCCTCCTCCATCATATCACCAAAAAAATGTAATTCATCATCAGATTCAAAATCCCTCAGTATCTGACTTTTATTCCTTCCTATTGGTGCGAGATCAAGACCTGTTTGACCACCTATTTGCACTTCTAAGTTTGGAAATTTGTTTTTTAATCTTGAAGCAATCTCCGATCTTTCATTAGTATTTTTATCCCATCTTATATACTCCTCCCTATAAAATATTGAGCTATCCCCCCTACCAATGATGCTAAAATTTACACCACCAGGTCTTCTCTCTATATGTAAACCGTTACGAATGGGAAAATCACTATGAATCAACTCATTCTGAAGACAGTTTTCTACATCTTTAGGTAACTCCCAATTATCCCTATAAACATTTTGATCACCTTCATATACATCACTGCCAGAGCAATTATAAACTCTCTTACATTTATTGTAGATAAAAGGTGTTATCTGTTCTAGAGTCTTATCCCTATCACTGCCTGTGACGAGATATACATCATGATTAGATATGAAGTATGAGAAGTAGGGCAAAAATTCGACAGCGATTTCCCTCCTACTGGGAGTTAATGTCCCATCCACATCAAAAATAAATTTTTTCAATTACTCTTCTTCTGGTGTTTTAGTTTTTTTACCGATGTTATATTTTTGTTCCAAAATCCAATCACCCTTATCTTTATAAGATAAAACTTTGATTTGATTTAATGGAGCAATGTCAGAAACGTCTTCTTCCTTCACTATATTAATGAGACCCCAATCAGCCAAAAGGCGAGTAATACGATTCCGACGCTGAACGTCGTTAACAGTAAGGTTAGCGTGTTTACCATCAAGGGCAAATAACTCCTTAAAATGCACTATATAATATCTACCCTGTTTATGCAATATATGACAACTTTGGTAAAGTTTCTTTTCTTTTCTTGACGCTACACCGATTCTTGTGAGGGTTTCCCTAACTTTTAGAAAATCATCTGGTTCGTTTAGAACCACTTCCACCATGTTCTCCTGAGACCATTTCACAGTAGGTTCAACTGTTACAGTCATTTTGTTCCTCCAATTTCAAGTCGTTGTTTAATGAATTTAATTTGTTCAGGTGTTAATATTTTTAAAGCTTGTGATGCTTTTTCGTTACTATAACCATAGTATTGTTTGATGCATTCTATGTCCGTGACTTTCTCCTTACGGAGCCAGGGAGAGAATCTCTTTTTTTTCCTAAGTGTATTTAGATAAAAAGAATATTGAAGATCTTTATCTAAGAAAGAATATTTATTCATCTCATTTGCAAACATGATGCAATCAAGATGGCCTGATAAACAACGATTTATAATGTAAGGAGGATAATCTTTTATGGTGGATGGATCCTCATCAATCAAATTATCTTTAGTAAAGTTGATAGAGTTCAACCAATCTTTTAATTCTGTCATTGTGTGAGTTCCTCTATTTTATCCCGCCAAAACTGACGATCATCCTCAGATATCCAAGGGTTATGACTTTGAACATGTGCATGTTGCAACCATTTTTCTTTGCTCCAATCTTTTTTTGGGCCCATATAATCTTTTAAAGTCATCTTATTATTTGTATATCATCGTCATCTGTCCAAAGTTCAACCTTAGTTCTAAATCTATCTTCCTTCTTCAATTTCTCATATCTTTTACTTGCTTTCTTTTTCCACCATTGAACAATATTATCAAGATGAAACTTATCCCAATTTTGACCTCTAACTAAACTATCCTGTTCTTCTAAAATTACTTCTCTAACATTTGAATAACCATAATCAGAAATATAAAATCTTTTCTTTTGTGTAAGACCAAATGCCATATCTATAACATCATTAAACTTCTTTAATTTACTTTCATCTTTTAGTGATTTTTTAATACTAGCAATCATTTTAGTTTGTCTCTTCATTTTTTTAGAGGAAGCTCTGTTGTCAGTCAAAGGTGTATTATTATTTAAAACAGTAA